GTGATAGATTAAGGGATGTAATATTCATGTTCCTAACACCGAGGTTACGAAGTTCCTGGGGAACATTGGGGTTGGAGTTACTCATATACCTTTACTTGGTATTTTTTTTCAATTTGATTTTTTATATAGGTTTATGGTAAGATGATACTCGTTATACTTCTACTTATCATAAACGTATTTTTACTACTCAACACTAATGAGCCACAGGAAATAACCGAGGTCCGCGAAAAGTATGGAATTCTCAGGGAACACCTCATAGAAACTGAAAATAAGAATTTTGAAATGTTACAGACGGAAGTACCCATAACGGCACATTACAGTATTGCTAAAGGGGCTATAGGGTATAACACGAACAAGGGAACTGAAATAGGTTTGTGTATAGACGGTGATTCGAATGAAATTTTCCACGTTCTTTTACATGAACTCGCACACTCCACTGTAGACGAGTATTCACATAGTAAAGAGTATTGGAAAAACTTCAAGGAGTTACGCGAAATGTGTGTAGAATTAGGTATATATGAAGAAATTCCAAAGAAAACTAAGTTTTGTAATAAGTATGTACAGGATAAATAATCTTTGTTACTATTAAATAATAATGTCCGAAAACGGAATAACATATAAAGGTCTTGGTACATCTGTCTTTCTTTGGACTCTTCTCATGGGTATGAACACTTCCCCATTACTCTTCGATAACTACTGGTTTAACATGACACTCCTACATTTAATCGCGCCCATTTTCATTAATAGATTAATGAAAGGTGGTGCATTTTTCGGGTACGCGTCCATTGACTTTCAGGGTCTTGTCGTGATATCATTCTTAGCGTACCTTTTTGCTATACTTGTCACACAAGTTTTCGATAAGAAAATACAAGAACATTATAAGAATTACGGGAAAGATGCGAGAAGTACAGGTATTGTCTATTCACTTCGCGTAACTGGGTTTGTAATTGGTATGATTCTTGCTTATCCTATCTTAACAAGAGATAAAGGATTAGAAGGATTTTTCTCAAATTCTATAAATAATGCATAATTAAGTGTATTTTTTAATAACATAAAATACAACTGCGGCAGCTACACCAGTTGACGCTAAACCAACCATACTTCGGTTCCCCTGGTCGTTAAGAAACGATGGTACGAAGTTCGCGAGTTTTTCTTGAACTGGCTTACTAATTGCTATCGCAGTACATACTGCGACTACGAGAACTTGAAACTGTTCATCCGTTAAATTAAATGGATTACTGTTACCTTTATTGTTATTTGATTGAGCTTGTTGTGTTACTTGTTGTGGCGCTTGTGCTTGCATCATTGGTGTTTGCATTTGCATTTGTGTCATGCGAGGATCTTGTGACATCATTGGTGGTTCGAGTGGTGCTTCTGGTTGTCCCATTATATCGGAAATTGACGTAGAATCCATTATCTGTTTATTTTCACTTAGATTTTTTTCGAGCGAAATATTCGGCATTTGTTGTTGCTGTTGCTGCGGAGAAAATGTAGTTGGAGGTAAAGAATTTGATTCATTATTCTCGATAAAATTAGTCGATTTGTTATTATTTAAATTAACCATACCGTCCGAATTTTCAGAAAGATTCATAGTATAAACGTCTGTCATATACCATAACATGTGTTTTTCGTTTTTTTACGTTTACGCGATAGCCTGGATTATTTACGTAAAGTATAATGTGGGTACAAACAACCAAAGGTTTTTACTATTCTAGGTAAATCGTTTAATTCATCATAATTAGACATGTCGTGATCTATATAAAGCGTTTTTGTTTCGTGACAAACATCGATCAGTATACGGTACCCTTCGTCTGTGTTATACGTAGGAGTGTTTATTTCGTTAAACGCTGGGTATACTAATGATATATTTTTAGTGGGTGGTGTTGGTGTTATGTTTAAAGCTGTACATATTTTTCTAGATAAAACTCGTATCATTTCTTCTTAATAACCTTTAATGGGGTCGTTTTTTTAACTGTGTTACGATCACCAATCTTCATGTTACCGTGTCTCGGATTAAACATCTTCTTATGTGTTTGCCAATATTGAGGTGCACCGACCTTAAAGTTTTTACGTAAGGTTGCCTTGTACCAAAAAACACAATCTTCTATTCTATTACTCTTTGATGTATTATCTAAAACTAAACATTCGTAGTTCTCTGTACACGAGTCCATAACTTTATTGAACATTTCGAACGTTGGAAATATACCAAAAAAGTTTTTATATAACTTCTCTCGATTTTGAATGATATTTTCACGTAAAATAAAAACGTAATCTATATTCGCCCTGAGTGCCGGTGGTAAATCCATACAGTATTGCATAGTTAACATGAAAAATATCTTCCAGTGACGACCATTCATAAAGCATTGGCGAATACACGTATCTTTCATAAATTTTGAATCGTACATACAATCGTCTAATAACAGAAACGCGCCACAATTTGGTTTACCTGCACCCACGAGTTTCTTCTGTCTATCCATAACACGTTCTATAGCTTCTCTATCGTAATCACCGTATATGAATAGGTCGGGTATATACTGTTGATAATAATGATTTCCTTCTTCAGTTGCTGATAAAACTATTCCTGCTGGTAAATGCTTTTTGTGATACAGGATATCAGTGACAAGTGTTGACTTACCCGTATTACGCTTACCAATAAATACACACACTTTATCATCAGCCATACCCTCGGGTTTGAATTTTCGAAGTTGAAGATTCATCTAATCTAATATATCGCCTCGTTTTATTTTATAAAATTTTACTCACATAGAGTAAGAATGTCTGGTAGAATAAACCTTGCTGTCACGGGTATCCAGGACCAATGGCTTACGGGGGAACCTGAATTTTCGTATTTCCTGGTAAATTTTAAAAGACATACTAAATTCTCTATAGAAGCTACAGAAACGCCTTTTGACGGAGAACCTAATTTCGATACGTCGCTAGAATGTCGTATACCAGCTAATAAAGGCGATCTTATCAGGAGTATGATGTTGAAATTTACTTTACCTCAACCCACTGGAACTGTATCTAGTGGTAAAGATGTTAGATACAATAAATCTGTAGGTTCTCGTATAATAGAATACGCGGACTTACGTATAGGTGGTCAAACAATTGAACGTATAACCGGTGATTATATATACATGTATAACCAGATACATAACAATCACGATGATACCGACCAAAGTCTTTATTTTCTATCTGGTCATGGTAATTATATACCTGTTTCTTACGATTGGGATTATAGTGTAATGTTACCATTCTATTTTTTTAGACACCCGAGTTTAGCTTTACCTTCGTGTGCTATAACAAAACAACTCGTCGAGGTTGAAATAAAGTTTAGAAAGCTGGAAGATATAACTGTAACGTACACTACTTCATCTGGTGCTATAGAAGATCCACCTTCAGATGTATCATCTTCAATCAAAAAAGTTTCATTAATAACGGATTTCTTTTATATAACCGAAAATGAAAAAAATTTCTTATTATCACGCCCAATCGAATATGTTATAACACAAATTCAACTGTCCCAGTTCAAAATGAAACCCGGAGAAACGAAAAAGTCTGGTATGCTTAACTTTAAAAACCCCGTGAAAGAAATGTTTTTTTTGGCTATAAGCGACGATGTATTTAAATATAACCCGATTAAAAATGTTACAATGAAATTTAATAATAATACGATAATAGACGCCGATAATTTAATGCTAAGCTATGAACAACCTCTAAAATATTACACAGGGACTACAGAAAATAACTTCGGTGTGTATAGTTTTTCAATAAATCCAGAAACATACTATCCGACAGGACAAGTTAATATGAGTAGAATTGCACACAATTTAATAGAAATAGAACTCGACAGTCCAGATTCAATTTTTGGACACAAAGTTTACGTGTATGCAGTTAACTATAATGTTTTGCACGTCGAAAGCGGTCTCGGAGGTTTAAAATTTTAGTCAGTTATACTAGTAATGGCTGGTCGTGTTCAATTAGAAACATCTGGTCCACAGGACGCTTTTTTCACGGATGATCCAGAATATACCTATTTCATAAAAAATTTTCAAAAACATTCTAATTTTGCACCGTTCTTTGTTGATTTAGACGTTGAAGGTGAGATTGAATTTGATAATATTATAAGGTGTACCATACCCCAAGATCAAGGTGACCTTTTAAAAACAGTAAGTTTTAAAGTAAGTTTGGATGCAATTGATCAAAGTCTAAAAAGTCAGGTTGACGCATCAAATGGAAAGGGTATAGGTTATAATGAAAGTATAGGACATGCAATGATTGAATATATAGAACTTTATATAGGTGGTCAGCTAATACAGAGAATTCCACGTGATTTTTTAGCTATTTATTCTGATAATTATGTAACACAAACAAAACAAAAATGTTTATCTAAACTTATAGGTAAACCACCTTTAGAACTTTCTGGACAACAAGTGGCGAGTGAAGAGATCTTACATTACTTGGGATTCGCTACGACTAAATCTGATTACTTTATAGATATACCATTTTATTTCCACAATAACCCCGAACTCGCTATTCCTATTTGTGCAATAGATAAACAAGAAATAGAAATTGTTATTAAACTAAGCAAGGTAGAAGATTGTATAAACTGTTTAAGTGAAATAGATGGTATTGATCAACCCGTATATACGGGACTATCACCGAGTAAACTGATAAAAAGTTTTAAAGTTACGACAGAAATGGTATCACTGACCGATGTTGAAAAGAAAAAAATTAAAGAAAATCAAACTGATTATGTAATATCACAAATACAAGAAAATAAATTTATAATAGAAACTTCGTCTAAATTGGATAAGTATAGATTAAATTTTATAAATCCCGTTAAAGAATTATTTTTTATTATACAGACAAAAAATACAGGGGTAGTTAACCAAAAGTTTTATAGTGCATTTGATTATGATACATTTTACTTAACTAATGCTGATGATAATACATACGTTAACTACGAACACCTCAAATCATTAAAAATGTCTCTAGATGATTCAGAAATTTTAAATGAAGAAACGGGTGATGTTATAAATTTACGCGCTGTACAAAGTGGTATACACCATTCAAGGACACAACTTTTTAGGAGGTATTATTCTTATAGTTTTGCGCTCGAACCTGAACGATGGTATCCGACAGGACAGAAAAATTTCAGTATGGTTAAAGACCAAAACATAACTTTAAAAACTAATCACCATAATTCCGCAGATAGAGAACTTAGAGTTTTGGCGCATAGTTATAATATACTCCGAGTGGAGAACGGTATTGCTCAAACGTTATTTTAATACAATGAATCAATTGGAAAATGATGCTACAACACAACTCGTTGAACAGTTTCAACAAACAGCTATAGATGTTATACAACCCGTAATGGAACAGGCCATAGTTTTTGCGGCCGAATACGCAAAAGCATGTGGTCGTGATACTATACTCGGTAAAGATATGGAATACGCTATGAAATATTGTGCCATGAATGAAGTTGGTAAAAAAACGGGAACATATTTCCCAGAAATTTACGATGAATCGGATAGCGAAGAAGAAGAATTAGATGTAGTTGACGAGGAAGATATTGAATTCGAAAGGTATTCTGGTAGAGAATACAAATTCGTTAAAATGAACATTGCCTACGATAATTGGGATACGTGGGTGCCGAAAAACCCAACAGAACATATGTTAAAAAATGCTATAGATAGTAATGGAGACATCTAATTTAGAAGGTTGGGATAAGGATGTTAGATATTTTAAAATATCAAATTGTGATGATAGTTCGGATAAAGACTCTGACTCTGATTCAGAAACTGAAACTGAAACCGAGAATGAGTCTGAAACCGAATCTGAATCCTCAGGGTATTCTTATTCTAATGAAAAACCTATTAAAAATATGAAAGGGTACTTTAAAAATACGAAAAAATATAAGAAAATTTTATTCGACGAAAATTTCCTCCCAGAATAAAATCTACATTTATAGTATAAAAAATGTCTGCCGCCAAAGAAACTATCACGCTCGTCGCCTCGGAACTCGAGTCGCAATCTCTCAACGCTATCGTCGCTGGGTTTTCCTTCGCCGCCGCCTTGTCTTGGGTTGACTTGGTTAGGTGGTTGGTTAACCAAGTTATCAAAGTCAACAAGAACGGTGGTATGAACTACACGCTTACCGCGTTGTTCACCACTCTCTTGTCCATCTTTGTCTTTATGGTCACTTCCAGAGTGTCCTCCAAGGTTAACAAGCCAGCGCAACCAGTGTTCGCTGTTACTAAGTAAGTTCAGGTCGTTTTGGTTTCTTTATAATTAAAAGTAAAAATAAACCTGCCGCGACTACCATAAATATAGGTATAAAAGCATCCCAGTTATGTACATCCTCTCTAAATTCATAGGGGATTTCCATAGGTGTAGGTAAACTCTCCCCTCGTTTAGATCTAGGTATATTTTCCATTTTATCTGTAGAACATGTTACTGCTAATTTTAGTATATGATTCGCATTTCTAAAATCGTACGGTATGAGACGATTATTACTACTATAATAAAATTGAACACGTAAACTTGATATTGTTTTTTGTGCCCCACTATCAAAATTATGTTCGACAGCATCGTCTACACCAGAATAGTTAATTACGTCTCCACACATGAGTATCCGTCCAGTATAAAAAGGTGTATCTGAAAATACAGTCTTATTAAATTCATCGGACCCACTACTCAATTTTACAATTATTGCGTCTGCACCCTGTAAATTAATACTACCAGTCGTTAATGAAGAACTACTCGATGAAATATCAGATGCTGGTAAACCAAGTATATCGTGTGGTGTAGTATACCCTGTAACGTTTGTATTATATCCATTTATACCCGAATAGAATTTGAATGTAAAATCACCCGAGTTACATGTAAACGTTATTGCATTTGTGGTTTTATTAAAAGTAGCACCAGTTATAACTGTACAATTCAGTTTTACAGCGTCAGCAAGTTCTTGACCGCTATAGTTTCCAACGGGTATAGTTACAGTCTCAGTACTCCCCCCATTTGTTAACACTTCCATTTGATTATTTCGAGAATGTATGAGAAACTGACTGTTATGAATACGTGCTGATATTAATGAAATTTTTGTGACTTCATAAACAGGTGTTTTTAATTTAACAACATAGTCTGCAGGATTTGAATAAGAAACGGGATCTCTTTCTCCACTATCTATGTCTAAGGTATGTACCCTCATTAAAATATAGGAGCATTATTTTAATGAGTGATTTACTTATTTTATTATACNTTTAAGAAAAACTATGTGCCAATGGGTTTCTAGAAAGTTGGTTTTTAGCTATATCTAAACCACTTTGAGACGAATTTGGATTTTCGTTACCTTTGTATGAATTAAATTGGTGATAATCGTTATGTCTATAATTTTGTGTCCAAGCACCGTTTGCAGAATTTACTCGACCATCGATACGGGACGTGTCTGAACGAACACCTGTTAACATACCACCCTGGTTTAGTGGGTCGGCACGAACATTCATTCGACCAGCACCCGCCATTCGACCAGCTTTACCTCTTCTGTCTGTTGGTCTCAATCCAAACTTATTAAGTTCCTCGACTGCATAAGCATCGCCGTAAACTCGACTTTCACCTATCTTTGAAGATGGAGAATTTAAGTACCCGTGTGAATATTTATTGATATTTGGTGATGGCATATTTGCGTACTGATACGCTTCTATATTACCATCCTTCTTGTTACGTGTTGGTTCTGCTGCACGTGTTAAAGCGGAAACGACTCTCTTTGGTGCGGCCGTAGAAAGAGTA